ATTGATTCAATATCAGAAATACTCACATCTTCTTTGTTTTTACACTCTTCTTCAATCTCATTTGCAATATCTTCTGCAATCTTTGGTTTTACAATACCTGAACCATTCTTCATAGCTTTAAGAATTGCCGTTGAGATTTTTGATTTGTCAAAATCAACTTCGGAACAGTCTCTTTTAATAACTACCAATCTATCTTATCTCCTTTCTATTTCTCCCACGTTAAAATTACAAAATTCCAATCCTTTTTATCGCCAGATGGATATTCATAAGAAGTTAGTTTATGTGCGGCATCGCCATCAAGCTCTTTGTCTGCTAAAACCAATGCATCATCACGCATTCCATCCAAAATTTCTTTTACTTCTTTTACTGTTAAACACATATATGATTCTCCTTTTTTAATTCCACAAGAAATCAACCTTTCATTTTTTAATAAAATCTGCAAAGTCATTATCCTCGTGACAAGTATATTCAAAATTATAATAACTCTGTTTCACTGGATTTGGTTTTGCGGTGGCACGAAAACAATCTCCTTTTACTGGACAATGTAAACTGCTGCATAACGTCATATCTGGCATAATTACCTCCAATCTATTCTTCACAAACTAGAACCGTGTGTGTCACTGAATCATCTAAATTTGCATGGGTTCGTTTCTGCTTAACCGTTCTAATATAATATTCTCTGTCTCCAACTTGAACTGTTACGAAATTGTCTTTATCATATAACGCATCAGCAAGACTTCGACAACTCATATATCCTGTGTATATCTCAATCACTTCCTTTCCTAATATCTAACCATGTAGAAATCCTTCACATACTGTACAACATCATCCGCATGAAACATTAGTTTCGTTGCCAAACATTCCTTAATCCAAGGGTGAATTTTGTCAAAAATGTCTCCTTTTTTGGCATCTAATACGTCTGAATATGCAATGACAGGAATATTTAATCTATTAGCTTCATAAACTTCAATAGATGTTCCAATACTTTCGTTTATACCATTAACATTTGCAATCACAATATCGCTTTGACGTACCATATTGAGATCAAACTGCATAATTTCCTTATCTGTATGACCTTCCATGTTATCAAAGTCAAAATAATCAGCAGGATTGATGACTTGAATAATTGAATTGCAACACTCTGCTGCAATTTCAAGTTTCTTCCTTAAAACTTCTCGCCATGTGTTATATTCAGTTTTTGTAAGACCACCCATACGTCCAGCTAAATAAATAGTTAGTTTATTACTCATCCGCTTTCTCCTTTAAAATTTTTTTATACCAATAGTCAACATTACTGATAACATCCTCAATATCATCAGATTGATTATTGTATACGATTCTATCCGCAAGCATTTCAGCACCATTAAAATCTTTAATGTCGGCTTCTATACGTCTTTCAACTTCTTTTGGATTGTCG